CTCACCCCTCCTTGTCCCAATAGATAACAGCACAGCCCTGTGCTCCTGCCGCTCCTGGTTTCCCCGGCTCTGGCTCGACGAGCACCTTAAACGTGGTAGATCCACCGCCCGCCCACGTGTAATGCTTATACACGCCATAGCCTGGAGCTCCACCCTTTCCTCCGGCTCCGCCATCTCCGCTACCTTGCTTAGGTGATGCTACGCCGGTGCGGGCGTATGATTCGCCGCTGGCTACATCAGAGTAACCCTGTGGGTATGTATTACCGTTTGCGCTAGAGTAAGGGCCAAAAATGGTATTAAAACCATCAAAAGACACCTCAAATGACTGTTGTGGATTGATGTCGATGGTAGCTGTCCACACCTTTCCACCCACGCCGTCCGAACCATCTGCGCCGTATTCACCACGCTCACTATCTCCATATCCGTCTTCCGATTCCTGCCTGCCCATGGTGCCAGGCTCTCCATGGCCTCCGCCCTCCCCCTTGCCTACCAGGATAATCCGTAGCTGTGTGGCCCCGGCTGGTGCTGTCCACACGCCGCTGGAGGTGATCACCTCCATGCCATCATAAAGGAAGATTCCATCAGCCTGGAGCAGCACACTGGAGCAATTGCGGAGGACTCCATCCTGGAGAGATAAGTCCTGCTGTATTCTGCGGCCCGTGGTTGCGGTGCTCTCATTCAACCAGACCGTATCCACATCCCCAATTTCAGAGGCCGGGTCTCCACGGCCTACAATCTCTAGTTTGTTCCCACCGTAGGTGGACAGGATTGCCCGCGCAGCAGTCAGCGCCTGGGATTGCGTCTTAATAAACGGATTTTGGATGGATTTTGTCTCGTTGGAGGCAGTGGAGTTCCCGGATACCACATACTGGGTGTCGTCCCCATCGTTCAGCGTAAAAAACAAGGCGGCAATATCGGCGTTGGCTTTCATGGTCGGATAATCAATTAAGTTGTCCAGGGTGATTTTACTCCCCTGGTTCCACATGGGTTCGGCGGTCAGGTATCCGGTCTCTGCGTCCGCCCTGGGCCACGTACCCGTCGCCATGCAGACATATCTCAATATATCCCCGCATGTCATACCAACCACATCGTCAGCCACGCGGACGCTTGCCTCCGCGCTTGCGTAGTTTGGGTCTACCGCGTACATGCCCGCGAAATTTTCTCCCATCTGGGCCACTAGGGCGGAAATCCAGCCAGACAGGGTGGTAGGCAGGATGGACGGCGGGATAAACTCACGATCAGCCAAAAGGCCAACAATATCGACCAGATCCCACTGCATGGTCAGGCCGTTGTCTCCGGTTTTCCAGCCGCCGGAGTACTGATAAAACACGCCGGCTGGCTTGTACTCTACCGTGTCGTCCGAAAGCCGTACTCCTATAGAGACCGGGATGCCCTGGCGCTCTTCGATGGATTGGAATACGCCATTTTTGCTTCGCGGCTCAAAGCGGCGGCTCAAGTTGTCCATTTTGATGGTACATGTGCCATACGGTAGTGTCATACAGGATACGTCCCCCTGGTGCTTAAGAGAAAACACGGCAATCTCATTTCCTGTCCACTTCTCATACAGGCCCGGAATAATTTCAGGTATCCGTATACGGCGGTTTTCTTTCGACCATTTGGTCACCGTCACCCGAATAGCGTCCGGGTTGTTAACGGTGAATCCGTCCAATGCAATGCTGGACGCAGTATTGCCGGTCACTGTCTTGGTGTAGTAGGCCGTTCTGCCCTGCATGACCTCCACAGTAAAGTCGGCGGGCACTCCGTCCCAATCCGCTGATGGGAAGTAGATGGAGCACGCCTGAAGGATGGAGACATTGGAAAAATGCTCCTCTACCCACACCGCTGGGGAAAACACCCCATCCGCGCCGGACAGGGTATCCCCCAGGAAGCCGATATGATCGGCCCCATGGAGTGGAAACAGCTTGAACTGCCCGTTGAGTGCCCAGCGGTTAGCCTCAAGCGTAGCGTATGGAACAATCTCCATCTCCTTGTCGTGAATTTGCTCCGACTTGCATACGTTAGCCATGCCGGAGCTGGATACTGTGCCATAGGTAATATCCGGGTCAATAATATCTATGACTGCTTGTAAATAGATCCGTCTGGGGTCGCCCACAATCGCTGCCTGATACGCTGTGGTCGAACTAATCACTGGGTTTCACCTCCCTTAGTTCTACCGAGAAATCACCCCACATTGGGACGGGAACAAGGGTTTCTATGGGCTCTCCATCTTCGTCAACAATTTCACCCATAACTTGACGGCTCCACATAAATTTTGGATAGGTCAGCTCTGTTACCATGAATTTTGATGTGATCATCTGTTCAGAGTGCGGGGGAAGGAACAAACATGTAATGGCCTGTCCTCTCCCTTTTTCGCATGCGGAAAGCACGGAGTTCCTCATTTGATCCGTGAAATATCCATATTGGTAGCGCAAAACCCATACATTCCCGCGCAGTTCTCTTACAATCCTGCCGGTGACCATCTCCACATCTACGGAAAGCGGTTTTAACTCTGCGATATAGCCGCCCTTTTGGCTTTCCGGCAAGGTAACTGGTGTGCCTGTGGTATCCAATACAAGTTGATTCACGTGTTTTCACCGCCTTACGTTGGGTGGAGAATTGGCGTACCGTTTGCCTTTGCGTAGTTAGACAGGGGGCCAAGCAGATAGGAGGCGAATTTGGTGCCGTCAGGCATCATTAGATTAACTGTAATACTCCCTCCAGACATCCCTGCTCCCTGCACAGATGCTGAAACTCCGTTGACCATACCAGCGGACGCCACACCCAACCCGGACGACGCAAAGTCCACGCTTGCGGTGCCGAAGTCCATACCACCCTCGATATCCCGGCGGATACGGTCATATTCATTGTCCCAGCCCTGCCCCAACCCCAGGGCCATATTTTTGCCCATATCCGCAAAAACGCGCGAAGGAGAGTGGATTCCGAGCATCCCTTTGACTCCATCTATGATTCCGCTAAAAAAACCAGTGATCTTGTCTGTAAACCACCCTATTGCATTTTGGATACCTTCCCAAATGCCCTCAACAATATTTTTGCCGATGTCAACAATGCTGCCCATTAGAGCTGCTATACCATCTACAATGGCAGCGATGATTTGAGGGAGTGCTGCAACCAGTTGCGGGATTGCCTTTATAATCCCGGCAATCAAATTGACAAGGATATTTATGCCTGCCTCTATTATCTTAGGTAAATTGTTTGCTATAAAGGTCACAAAAGACGTAATAATCTTCGGGAGACTTGCAACCATTTGAGGGATAGTATTGATAATGCCGTTCACTAGAGAATTAAGCATTTCAACACCTTTGTCCAGGATATCAGGCAAATGCTCAGTCAAAAATGACAGGAAATTGTCTACGATCTGAGGCAACCGTGCTACCATATCAGGCAGGCCAGTCTCTATCCCGCTTACAAGCTGATCCAGGAGTTGTACACCCATGTTCAGCACTTGCGGAAGCAGTTCGGTTAATGCCGCCCCAATTTCGGCTACAATTTGTGGAACCGCTGCAACCAGTGTCGGGATACTCTGCACTATGCCGCTGGCAAGGGAGGACAAAATCTGAACGCCCATGTTTAGAAACTCAGGCAACTTCGACACCGCTACATTAACCAGTCCCTGCACCGCCGTCGAAAACTGCTGATCTGCCCCAGCCGTTCCGCTCAACATGCCGGAGAACGCTGTTGCCACATTTGAGATTGCCGGAAGGAACTCTGAAAGCAGCCGGTTTTTTACGTTGGAAACGGTCTGCCCCAAAGTGGCTAAAGTTGCATCTAACTGCGCTTGATTGTTCCGGCTTTCTACAAGCGCCTCATTGTTCCGGTAAAACGCTTCGCTGGCTTCATCGTAAGTGCCAGACAGCGTTTCCATGATAAGCTGGTTTCGCGCACTCTCGCTTCCGCAGGCCTCCAGTTTGGCATTAAATTCGTCCTCGCTAATGCCCGCCCAGTTGAGGGCGTCGGCAAGCACGCCGGTAACTTGTCCCACTTTTGCCGTCTCATTACTGGCCTCAATCAGTCCCTCGATGGGGAGACTGTCGCCAAATGTACCGGCAACACCAGCAGCGATATCCGTCCAAGTAGACACATCCTCTGCGCTGTCTGCCAGCTTCGCCAGGAGTTGGCTTGCTTCGGTGGCGGTATCCGTATCCCCCAGGATGCCGTAAAAGGCGTTATAGGCTTGCTGTGCGGTTTCCGCACCATACCCAGCCGCTTCAAAGGCGGTGTTGAGCTTGCCCATTGCAACTCGATATTCCTCTGTCGAGGATTCCAGGGCCAAAAGCCCCACCACAGCGCCAGAGGCCGCAGTTCCAATGGCCGCTATACCCTTCGCAGCCACTTTGCCAGCCGACGCAAGGCCGCTCTTTAGCTTAGAGGCGAGACTATCCCCACTCTTAGATACATCCTTAACACCGCTGTCGTACTCGCTGGTATCCAGGCTGATTTTCGCAAATAAATCAAAAAGATTAATGGGTGCCACCTCCTTTCGCGGCACCGCTTAGCCCTTCCCCATCAACGCTTAGACAGAGGCGATTTTTTGTTTCATATGCGCAACAATTTCTTCCGGCGTTCTGATTTCCTCCGGCTTCGGGTCCTCAGTGTCAAGATACCGGGTCTTCATGTAACTTCCTCCGGCATATTTTGCTGTGTTTTCTGTAATGAATTTCAGCGCGTCGGTGACATAGACCCGATACGTTTTTTCTTGCATTTGCTTTTTCAGCAGGACAGGTAAGACGGAAAGCAATGCTTTCGCGCCCATTCTTGGGGCAGACAACAGGGCCAGAGTTACGCTGTCCCGTCCCCCTGCCCAAACGATCTGAAAAAATCAAGCAGGTCCTTGTCTTTGAAAACAGAGCGGATTTGCAGAATCGTTGTCAATACGTTCTGCTTTGCCACCGCCTCTGCCGTTGTGTCGTTCAGAACGGACAAAATCCCAAACACATCCGCCCGGTGGTCTTTCAGGAGCAGCGGGGCCAGAACCGCGCATTTCTTTGCCGCATAGGTATACAGCTCCGCCACGCTCTTCCCTTTGCTGTCAAACTTTTTCCCAAGCTCATCCAGGAGAGATTTGTCCCCGGTGATATTAGCGATATAAGGCGTCAGTTCGCACAGCACATCCGCCGCCTGATCGGTGGTCAGTTCAGATAGTTTCATAGTATCAACCCTCCGCGGGTGCGGCGCTGTAGAACTCCATTGGCATGGTATCCTGTTCGTCGATAGACACATGGCCGGTCAGCTCCACAGATACCTGTCCTTTGCCGTTCTTGGTGGTCTGGAGTGTAAATCCGCCAGTGGAAAGAGCGTTTTTCAGGCATACGGCCACCATGCCGCCGTCCGCCCGGTCGCCTACCCACCACAGGTCGGAGAAGTCTGTCTGCTTGAGGTCACGCCGGGGCACAATCTTATTCCCAGTCACGTCAGCCGCTCCCAGCGACAGCCGAATGGATTCCGGGGACGTGCCGAGTGAGGTAAAGGACATCTTGCACTCCCAGCCGTCCAGATGCTTGAGCTCCATCATATTGGTAGGACAGTTATCCACATCCTCGCCCATGTCAGAATAAGTAGGAACGCAGGAAATATTGATGCCGCCAGTGGTGGGGCACACAATGTCAGCATCCTCCGGTGCCGTCGGTGTAGATGGAGTAAATTTCTTTAGAACAACACCCGCGTCAAGCTGCATTTCCTCAAATGTGCTCTGCGGGATGACTGTAAATTTGCCCATAAGGGCCTCCTTTCTAGCTGAATGTCAGGTATTCAGCGGTGATGTTGATATAACGGCGCTTAATAGCCGGGTCGTCCTGGTACACAAGGCTCTGACACCACGGCGAGCCGCGTTTCAGCCAGATGTATCCCTCGTCGCAGGGGAGATATACGCCGCCGTAGCCAATGCGTTGGGATAATTCCTGCGCCTTTTCATCGGGAATTGCCTCGCTCTCTGTGCGAAACCACAGATTAACTGTCAATCCGATTTCCCCAGCGTCAAAGGCCCCATCTGGGTATTCGTAGGTGCCATAGGGCATGTCCACATCTTTCGGCACAGAGGATGCCCGGTAGAAGGGCATGAACTCATTGAACCAAGCAAACAGGGCTTTGTTTTTTGTCATACTGCCCCCGCCTCCTGCCATGCCTTATAGATTTTCGGGCCCTGTACTGCTATCCAATCCACCATTTCCTCATTAGTGGCCCACGGCCCATCAACAGAAAATGTGTTGCTTCCAAGCCCACTTTCATCAAAGAACGCATGGACTATTTCATGGCGGAGCGTTTTTTTCTCAGAGGCGGAAATGGTTTCTTTTGTCTCATGCTCCCATCCTTTGTACGTGGACATATCGCAAACCACAATTTTCTTTGTTAGCCAATCACAATACCCATCAATGCTGCGCCGCTCAAATGCTTCATCTTCGGCGTACTTCTTGATTTCGATGGTGTATTCTGTTCCGAGAACATTCACTATCATGTGGTTAGCGCCCACCTCTCCGCAGTGAAGTATTTTAGCGGCAGCGTGGAGGAACGAGGGGCCTGCTTATCCTCTGGGTTGGAGGTCACGCGGTACGTCTCCCCGGTGGTCTTGTCCTTGAATACGTCGTTGTACTCAATGGGCACGGCCTTGTCCACCAGCGCGGAGTAGAGGCTTGTCACGCCCTCCTTTTCCGCTCTCCGGGCCTCCATAGAGGTGTCCAGCGCCTGATAGTTGATAAACTCCGCGCCCTCTGTCCACTCCACGATGTACCCGCCTGCACCGTCTGGCACGCGCTTTTTTTCCATCAGCACGCATGAATGGGCAAAATCGTCTAACAAGCTCATATAATCCCTCCAATCCTCCGCCATGCGTTCAGCCGGCTTTTAAATACATCCTGCCACCCCACGGCCACGCCGCTTGCATTGGTGGCCTTGCTGTATGAGTAGCCACCAAAACTCTCGCTGGTATACGGCCCCGGAGTCCCGTTTTTCTCATTCCAGACGGTGATTTCATCCGCTAGGGAAATTACCGATTTGGGCACTGACAGCGCCCAAACAGCGCCTTCAAAGGTTTCGTCGGTCATGTCCTGTTCTGGGTATTGGTGGAGGCCGTCATTAAAGACAGACCCCATCACCCTGAAATACTGCCCTGTTTGCAGGAAGGGCAGCGTAATGCTGCCGTCCTGCACTGTGAACTCCCCGGAGTGAATGCCGTCAGGCACCAAAAACCAGTTGTTCAGGTGTCGCAAAACTTGTTCCAGCATCACGCCGCCCTCCTTTTATGCTTCTGTGGTTGTCACGGTAATCTGAATGGTACTGTCGTCGCTGAGCGTACAGGTGCCGCCGGTCACTGCGCCGCCCGTTG